TGAGTCCATTATACTCTCCTTACTTTGAGGAACTTATCTCCTATTATACTTTGTGCTATTGCTCTAACACTTTCTCCAATTATCTTTCTTGGGTCTCTTTGTGTACTACCTTGTTTAAATCCTGGTTCAAACGTTTGATAAGGAAATTTATCATAAGTATAGTCTACTTGTACACCACCTCTTGGCCCGACCATTACTGCTGTAGGTTCTACACTATTGGCAAATCTACCACTTCTATACACTAATGCTCCACCTTGTCCCATTCTACTTGCTACTACTTGTGGAAGTTGTGCTTCTAACATTGCTTGTAAATGCAATGGACTTTGTGCTGTTTTTGCTTTTTCTACTGATCTTTTACCAGTTTTCTTATATTTAGCACCAGCTGCTGCTAAACCAGTATTACTAATTTTGCTTTTAGTACTTTTAGTAGATTTATTGCCTGCTTTAGTTTTACCTTTTTTCGTTTCTGTCTTTTTATATTTAACAATATCAGATACTATCTTTTGATTTATTTTAAATCTCATGTCTAAGCCACCAGACTGCTTTACTTTCAGTCTTTTATTGCCTATACCTTTTTCAATCTTTTTGGCAATGGTTGCTGGTATATTCTTAGTTGCCCACTGTCTAAAAGAAGGAGAAGTCTTGTGATCAATACCTGCTTTTGTTAACAGTCTCTGTAATTCGCTTGTTAACTTTAAATTCTTTTGGTTTACATATTTTTTTAATGCTCCTTTATCATATTCTTTTGATAAAGGATTTCTTGCAACATCTTCGTAATCAATCTTTACTTTAAATTCTTTCTTAAAATCTTCTAAACTTAGGTCTGAAAAATGTGCTATATTATAATTATTTAGAAACTGTTTTGTAAATTCTTTATGTACAGCTTCATATGCCTTATTAAAATCTTTTCCTTTAAACTCTCTAGCAAAGGTGGCGTCATCTAATAGATCATTTAGCTTTTGCTGTCCTCTCTCTTTATAATCCTCATCGCCTTTTAAATTCAGTATACTTCCGCCTATTGCAGTAGTACTTCTATCTTTACCTCTATGTAACCCAGCAAATCTTTTTGTCTTTCTCATGCCCTTTCCAAATTTACTTTGGGACATTGGAGAGCCTATTCCTTTGGCAAATTTTAACTCTTTATGTATACCTTTATACACTTTTCCCATTATATACCCCATAGTATTTTTATGGATATTTAATAGTTTATTAAAATTCGTACCTTGACTTGGTTTCTTACCAAATGTGTTCGGTTTAAAAAGAATTCTTGTTCTATTACCTTTTATAAACTCTATATCAAGTAAGTTTCCGCCTATATTACTAAAGTGAGCTTTGTATACCTCTTGGGTAAAGTTCTTGTTCCAAGATGCAGTTACTGCATTACGAATTTCAGTTGCACTGGGCATTGGGCTAAGAGCCGCTCCAGTTAAAAATTCATCAACAGCTTGTTCTATCTGATCTTTTAAGTATACTCTATCTACCATTACTTCAGTTTCAAAAGTTTCATCTACTTTATCTGATTGTGCGGCGTCAATTGCGTCTAGCAACATCTGCTCAACAAATTTGATCATATTACAACTCTATATAAATCTAGTACTCTCTTAATATGGTCTGGAAAGTCAGTACTTGTTTTAATACCTGAAGATCCTTGGTTACTCATTTGGGCATTGCCTAAACTTCTTCTTTCTTTGTGTTCATCTTTCATATAGTAATTAACTAAGTCAAAGAGTGCGAGTTTTAAATCACTTGGTGTAGAGCTGTATCCTGCATTGTATGTAATTTGTACAGAACCTACTCCTTTCTTCCAAGAGATTGGGTTACCACTTTCGTTTGTTCTTATAACTGCATCACTTTCGTTATCTACGTAATATTCGTAGTTTCCTGTAGTAAGAGTTGCATAAGGACTTCCATAGTCTGGTCTTTCTTTTACTGTATCAACCGTAACTAACGGACTTTCACTCACTGTAATGGTGGTAGTGTAGCTGTCATTGATTGTAAAAGTTTCAACCTTGTCTGTAGAATAAAAGTCTACAAAACTTATTCCACAATACTTCTTAACTAAATCAGATACCAGAGGTACCATAACAAATAGACGATCGTCATCCTTCTCTCCTCGAAGGCCTTCTGCGTCTTTGTATTCATTTACTGTTATTAAGTCTGCCATAGTTAAAAAGTGTGGGGTTTTAGGTAAACCCCACGAAACCTATAAGGTATTAGCTACCTTTGTACTGTAGTACGTGACAAGAAGTTGACGCATCAATAAGATCCGTAAATCCTAATCTTTGAGAAGCCACTAGGACTCTTCTTTGATTAGCTACTTCATAATCGGACTCAATGGTTACACCTCTAAGTCTCGGTAATACGAAGTTTCTTGGGTTGACTGCAAGAGCGTGCATTTTTGAAACTGCTGGTGTAGCAAATTCATCACACATTAATACTCTTGAACCAAATACAGTTCCAATTTCACCAGTTAGCTTAGTTGCCTGATTACCAACTAGGTTAGCATCTTGGAACTCAGCATCTTCTAGTAATTCGTAATAGCCTCTCTGAGAGACGACATATATTACATCTGAAGGATTGATACCATATTTACCCATGTTCTTTCTAGCACCTAACAACTGTGCAGCTGTTAGTTTTTCAGAAGCGAAAGCTGTAGCTGATTGGGTCTTGTTAGCCCCAGCCATTGTGATTAGCCCTTCAAAAGCTGCACCGCCAGTACCAAAAGCACCGTCTGCGTGATTACCAGCTAAGATAGCGTTTTCCATTGCTCTAGCATGAGATCTTACCATTGATTCTCTAATTAAAGGAAGAATCGGTAGGATAGCATCTTCTTCAGTTTCATTACCTAAGTATGATTGTGAAATTAATTTTTTAGTTGAAAGTGTTCTCTCAGTTAAGTCGACACCTGCTCCATTAGCTGGATCATATGCATCGCCTCGTGGGTCTAAGTTACCTTTCGGTGCGCTTCCAGAAGCTACTTGGTTAGCTGTAAATTCAGCATAGCCACTATCTGGCATGATTGGGATAATCATATTAGCAGAGTTCATTGGGATTTCTCTAAATAGAGGAGCCAATACTAACTCATTTTGAATATCTCTTTCAATGTTAGTTGAAACAATTTGCTCAAAATCAGCTGATGATACTTCAACACCTGACATTACATTAACTTTTTCCATTAATGCTTTTGCATGATTGTTATTCCAACCTTTTCCTGTAGCAAGACCTGCGAATTTAGCGTCGATTACATCTTCTTTAAATTCTGTTTTCCAGTCTGTGCTGCCTGTTCTATCACCGAAGTGTCTTTTTGACTCACGAATATTCATGATTTCTGATGATTTCTCTACTAGTTGAGCTTCAAGTTCTTTAACTACTTTACCAAGATCTTCTTGTTTTTCGTTAACTCTTTTCTCAACATCTGAGATAAGCCTTTCGGCTCCTGTTAATCCTGCTTGGATTACAGATTTTTGTTCTTCCTGTTTAGCTTCTTGAACAGCTTTTTCAGAAACTTCAACTTCAGCTTGCTTTTCAGCCTGCTCAGTTAATGTTTTTTCTTCAGCTGCTTTAGCTTCTGCTTGTTTCATAGCAATAGTTGTTGCAGTTTTTTCTGCTACTTCTTTTGCAAATGCTTCAAGGTCAAAGCCTGCTTCAGGAGTCTTCTTTTCTTCTGACATTTTAGTCTCCATGTTTTGGGATTGCTCCCCGCTTGGCTGCTCAATTTTAACAGCGTCTGCTGCTGCGGTTGAGTTAGCCGTAATAAATTGGTTTTGGAATCTCTTGTATTCATCCATATTATCAAATGATTTTGCAATCGAGAAGGTTGCCCCTTGATTACATGGCACTGATACTACAGAAACTTCGAAGAGTTCCGCGTCCTTTATCTTGTATCCATCGGTTTCAGTCATATAGTCTGCGTCCTTGACTTTGAAACCAACAGAAAAAGCTCCAAGTACGCCATCTTTAATTAAATTCTTTATTTCAGCATTGGCATTAGATATCTTTGCAGATATTTCTAAGCCTTTATCGGTTACTGCTAAATCAGTAGCACGTCCTATAGGTTTATTATAGTCGTGATTAAACAAGATTATTGGATTACCTTTAAAGTTTTCCAGTCCGCCTGATTTTGTCCATGCTTGTGCTTCAATTATGTCGCCTGCACGATCTAAATCGATTGTACTTGCGGAACCTTTAATTTGTAAGCAACCGTCGTCGTCTTCTCCTAAAGATTTAAGAGTGGACGCCCAATGAAAAATTTTATCCGACATTATTTCTCTCCTTTCTTAGCAGCTTTAGGTTTAGGTGCTGTTACTTCCTTTACCTTTGGTGCTACTACTTGGACAGGATAACGTTTGTTCATCATAGAAAGTACTCTAGCCCAAGAACCCAATGCTCTTCTGAGCAAAAAGTCTTTAACTGGAACATCACTTCCATGTGATTTGTATTCGGGCAAGCTCATAGTTTCAACGCCTTTGCTGGCGCAGAAGTCTGAAAGAGCTTTTACCATCATATCTTTTGTCATATTTAGTCCTCTGTGTCTTCGGGCGGTCTCCCGCCTTCTGCTGGATTGCTTGCGGAGCCTGCAATATTTGCAGGAACTCTCGGTGTATCGAATCCGTTGATCTTCTCAAGTCGTAAGGCCTCCCTTGCTTCGTTCGGTGTTAATATACCAGTGTTCACAAGTGTAGCGTAATACGCCGCTTGGTCTTTTAACTCTGGTTGAAGTGCAGGAATTCCTGACACTTCTTCGTCCAGTTTAAAGCCGAAGAATCTCTCGAAAGCATATGCTATTTTATTAGTAATAGGCAGTATGGTTTCTAAATAATAAAGACGGTGATTAGGGCGAATGTTCGCATTATTCCCGCCATCCATTAAAATTGGTGGTATTCCTATAGCTTCTAAGATAATTTTCTCATTAGCTTTAATACCGTCTTGGAAGTCTAAATCTTTGAAGTTTACTTCAGTTAGATTCTCAACTTCTAATCCACCATCTAAAAATAGTGGACGTCTGCCTCCAGACTGTGGATTGTATCTTGCAACCCAAGCTGATAACATTCTTTCTTTAATTTTCTCAGAAAGAGTGTTTGGCGATTTTAGTACTAGTCCTGGTACTGCTCCATTTTTGAAGAAGTTATCCTGGAAGTTTCTCATGCTAGACAATAATTGCATTGTTCTAAATGCAGGTTTAAGTCTAGGTACTCCTCTATAAATAGAGTTAAAACTGTTTTCTTTTATGTGGATAATCTCACTTGGACTATAGTCTATACTGTGGTCATATGTATATTTTTCTACATAAGTATTATCATCAGTATGAATAACCATGTGGTCTGCTGGAAGATGGTACAGATGAGCACCATCAAAATATATAAAGATATTACCATCTATCATTAAATCAATTATTAAGTTTCTTTTAAAAGCACTTACATCTTGAAATGGGTTTGGTTGTACATTTAGTAGAACATTGACTTTTGACCGTCTTATTCCTTTATATGCACTATCTAATCCTGTTACTTGCTCACCTACATCAAAAGGTATTTCCGCAGCGTCATCCACTATCATGTTGACTGCTCGGTTTACTACTTCTAATTGTTCGTAAGCATTACGGTAATTGGTAATGTTCTCTCTAGAAAGTACTTCTAGACCTTGATCTCTTGAGATGACAAATTGAGACGGATTGAGTTTTTCCTCAACGTCTTTATTGTTACCTGTTATAAAATCATACCATGCCATGTTTGTTTCTCTGTATCTCTACCCAATGTTGTTGTTTCTTTGCTGTTATTAGTGTTGGGCGTTTCCCATAGATACCATGTAATCGTAAATGGTGGCTATGACATAGTGTAACAGCATGGTCATAAAGTTTTTCGTGTTCTTCTTCGATAAATTGCTCTCGAACACCTAAAATTTCGTCTTCTGAAGTTATGGTTATCTTATTTTTCTTTAACCATACTTCTAATAACTCGGTTAGACCATAAAAGTGATGAAAGTCTAAGTTCTCTTGACTGCCGCAAATATAACATTCCGTTCCTTTATTATATTTAGACTTGGCTTTGTCCCGAACATACTTTACTAAATCTCTTTTTAAAGTCATAAACCTACTTCTATATTAGAATTGTACCAAATATTCGAGCATATGTCAAGAACTATTTTTTGGTGGGGTATATTAGAATGATGTAACACTTGTCTCGAACGAATATAGAGCGTAGCGCAAGGCGTCTGCCATGTGACACGCGTAATTATGTTTGGGTTTTTCTCTTAATAAATTAGGATTTGGATCCCACTGATACTGGTCTAGACTTATCAAAGACTCTTCGCATCTCTGGTGCACTGTTAGTTTATCATTATCAATAATACCTCCTACATGTCCAATACCATCAAGTACAGATTTCTTGGCGTTAATAGTAGTAATATCGTAATTTTGTGCAAAGTCGAATCTTGTTTGCTGAGCTGCTGAATCAATATAAATATAGTCTATGTTCCACTTATCAACAAGCTTACCTATTTCTATGGCGTGTTGCTCAGTAGTTCTTTCTGAGTCAAAGTATTCATCTAGTAGATAATACTTCTCTGCGTCCCAATCGTATGCCATAACGCAGAAAGCTGTGGGGTCTCTATAACCTACGTCCATTCCTGCGAATACATCCATTCCACTTAAATCTATTTCTGATAAGTCTGCAACACATTCTTCATGATTAAATGCCCATACCTGGCCTTCAAAGACATTGAAGTCTGCCATGTATTCCTGATTAAATTCAGACTCAGACATAGTTTTCCTAGCTTCCTCGATGTCTGTATCAGATATTCGTGGATTTTCATGATAGGTAGCTTTTACAGAACACCATTCTGGAAACTCATCACTGAATCCTCTATGCCAGAACTCTGCAAACCAATTATTCCTACCCCTTGGAGTAGATATAAAGATTGCTTTAGAATTTTCTTTATCTAGTGTAGGTCTTAGTGCTACATTGAAGGCATCTCTACCATCCACAAGTGCGGCCTCATCAAAGATAATTAAATCGTAACTTCTACCAACTACAGAGTCAACCTGATTGACAGAACCCATACGGATTGTAGAACCATTGGTAAGTTCTATAACTTTATCCTTAGCATTATCTCTAGTAACTTCTAAATCGAAATGTTTAATTAAACTTCTTTGAAGTTCAAAAGAAATTTGGGATAGTGAGTAGTTGGGTGACATAAGTAATACATTAGCTCCTGGAACTAAAGTGATTAATTGTCCTATAATATTTGCAATATAAGTTTTGCCCTGCCTCCTAGAAACGGCTGCAGTAACGAAACGATATTTTGGGTTGTTGATTGCGTTTATAATGGCGTGTTGAGAAGTATTAGGAGTTATTCCTAACAAATCCATATAGCCGTCGATTGGTAGCTTAATGAATCTGTTATCATTAAACTTCATTAAACCATCTGATAAGATGTCTGTTCTACTTACTTGTATCAATGCAATATCTCGTCTTCAAATAAATTTTCTTCATCCTCTTCTAGTATTCCTAGAACGAGAGCCTTGTTATATAAGTATACATAAGCGGCAGAAAGATTCTTAAGGTTTTCCTCTGCTGGACTCAATGGTCTTTTCTTTTCAGTATTCATTAGTTGTTTCATAAATTTAGTACCATGTACTATTCCTTCATCCAACCATAATTTCTGCCCACTTACTTGTGTCATCTCTTTCTTCCTTTGTGTAGCCCGTGGCTAGCGTGTTGTTTTCCTTTCTTACTAGCAGCTCTCTTCTTTCGATTTGCTGCCGCTAGTTTCTTCTTACCTGCTGCGGTAGATTTTAGTTTAGCTATAGTTTTTGAAGGAGCATATACTTCTCCAGTCTTAGATGACTTCTTGCCACTAGCGGTTCTCCACTTCTGTTTAGTCCACTTTTTTAAGGACTTCTGTGACTTCTTTAAAGCCATTACTTTCTACCTTTAGCTTTTACTTTTGCTGTCTTACTTAGATCTTTAAAGTGAAAAAGTCTTACACTTGTTTTAGTGTGAGATTTGTTTGTATGTAACTCTCCATTAGGCATCTTATGAGAAGTGCCTTTATGTTCTGTTCCATCTTTTTTATAGTGTTTTACGCCTTTCATTATTTTCTATATCCTCCGCCAGCCTTCTTGTAAGCTGATGCTAACATCTGGGCTTTTCTTGCAGACCACTGGCCTGGGCCTCCACCTTTGCTACCTGCTTTTATCCTATTGAATAAATTTTTACGCATAGTAGGTTTAGTGTAGTTACCTGCTGAATTTACTGTTGACTTTTTCTTTTTAGTCGTAGCTTTTCTAGGCATTACTTCTTCTTCTTTTTCATCATAGCCATTTGAAGTGCTTTAGGCAACTTCTTCTGTGCTGCTGTTAACCCACCACCTGATTTCTTTTTACCAGCTTTCTTCGCAGGCTTCTTCTTCGTAGGTTTTTTCTTTCCATACATTCCTTTCATAGTTTTCTCCTTACCATTTAACCTTGTCGGCCCAATAAGCGGCGGACATTTTACCACGCGCAATGTTTTTTGCGTGTCTTGCTTTAAAACTTTTTCTTTTTGCTTTCATTCTGTCTGATTCACCAGCTTTTGGCGCACCAGCAGTACTAGCCCCTTTCTGTCCAAAACGAATAGTCTTTATCTGACTACCACTTTTAGCCACCACAATGTGTGATTTGGTTTTGTGTCCCGGTGTTCTTTTAGGCTTATTAAAACCACTAACTCCAGCCCTTTTTAACCTGGGGTCTTTAGTTGCCATTAGTCTACGAATACTGGTGTACCGAATACGGTAGCTGCTGCTGCAAATATTTGGTCGCTTGTTTCTTTATATACTATTTCAGTACCAAATGCAGATACTTTAATGCTTCCCAATGTTACATCGGCAGCGTTTGCTACTGTCACGACTTGGACTGTAGCGGTATTATTAAAAACTCTAACATAGTTAGAATTTAAAAATGTTGAAGCTCCGCCTACGTTAGTACCGCAAGCTGTTTCTGCTCCTAATAGTCTCATTTTCATGATTTTATCCTCTGTTTAACAATTTATCTAATTGTTCATCTCGAAAGTCACATTTTTTCATTGTTGTGTAATCTTTCAACTTGTGTAATTTCTCTAGTCTTTTTCGATGTTGCATAATCAAGATGGCTACAGATTTCTCAATCCTTTGCATTTGACTTGGTAACTCGAATTTTTCATACAGATCCATGGTACCTCCTTAAAGGTCAGAACAAGCCCCTCTACGGGGCTCATTGTAATAGTTTACTTGTCCTTCGCTCGGCCTACGTTTAACGCACACCAATCGATAACTGTGTAAATCTTTTTTAACCAACCGTTGTCTACTGGTGTAGGCGTTAAAGCTGCAATCAGTGATGCACCTAATACGATTGTTGGAATTACTGAAATTAATTTAGTAATCCATACTAGAAGATCTATCATATCTCTCCCCTTATCTGTCCTTTCGGACGCTTAGCTTAAACCCAGACTAATTCTGTGCCTGTGAGTACGCTCCCATTGAACCATGGTAGGCGATTTTCATTCATATTGCCAAACCCCATAATTCTAACTGCGGTTACGGTTGTTCCATCTGATACCATTCTATATAACATATTGGTATCTTTAGTAACGAGATATAAGCCACCGAAGGCTCCACTAGTATTATTAAATTTTCTTGTTTCTGTTAAATTTTTAGTGACTACGGTATTTACAAAGGAGTTTATTCCATATGTAAAACTGTTGTCTATGCCTGCATATGAGCCTTCTCCGACTAGGGAGAACGATTCATTACTGGCGTCTACTGTTATTGTGGATTCATTGGCATATATTACGAAGCTTGTAATTGCAGCTCCCGTTGGATTAGGAAAGTTCTGCTTTAGTGTGGTTTCTGTAACCATCTTTACCCCATGACCTAAAGAGGCCCTATAGTGAGTTTTTGCTTCTGCCATTGTTCTATTCATTGTGTGCGTTACTAGGCTTATAGTTGTACTTGTGAGCTTTCTTTTTTGCTCTAATCATATCATCTTTTATATCAACTTTGCCGTCCCCATTTAGGTCTTTGCCAGTTAGTATATTCCATAATTTTTTAATCATATCAACCATATAAGTATTGAAGTAACTAGTACTCCTTCTCCGAAGGATATCCATAACATTGTGTAGTCATCAAGACCTAGGCGCTCTTGCCAGCCTTGTAGCCACTCTTTATGCCATCCCATAATAATTTGTAATTTTTCCATAATAATACCCAAAAGGGGAAGAGTCGGGACCTATGAGTTATTTCCGTGTCATGAAATGTATTCATGCATTTACGCTTAGTATTAGGTCACCGCTCTTCAAAAACTTTGAGAATCACCTCCAGTTTATGTCCATTTACCGACTGGACACTCTGCCCGTTTTATTCTAGTCTTCAGGGGCATAAAACATTTGCACACTTTACAGCTTCTCCATCGTTTATCGAACTCTGGACACTTCTTGCAGATTTTTAATCTATCTGCATGGTGCAGTTTGTTGTTCACTTCAAAGATTGAGGCAAATGATTCTTTCTTTGTCGTTGCAAGGTTTTCTTGCGTGCTAGTAGTCTTTTAACTCTACCTGATAATTCTTGTGCAGGTTCAGAAACTACTTCGCCTGTATTGTCTTCCATGGTTGCTACTGCTTTTGCTAGTGCTGTTTCCATGGTACTTGGTTTTTTAATTTTAGCCATTGATGTGGTCCCATGCCTCTTGTTCTGTGGCATGTATTGTTAACACACGCTCGCTATCTCTAACCTTCCAAACACCTCTAATCAAGTTCATTTCCCATCCTTCCGGTAGTACATTTTCACTTTTCTTTTTAGGTGATTTAGTTAAGTCTTTTTTCATATATTCGTTGTCCATTGTTTCTCCTAGTGCATAGTTATCATTGTAACTACTACTCCTGATAAGGTTACAAGTATAAAGCCTGTAAAACCTATTAAGATAGACTCTATTCTGGTAGTCTTCTCGTCGATTCTATTAAATCTATTAGCAGACTCTCCTTCGATATCCTCTATCTTATTAAAAATTGTTTTCCATCTCTCTGCACAGATGGCTTCGTGTTTCGCTAATTCTGCGGCTACTGCCTCTACTGAGTCCATGGTTTTCCCCTTTAATCTTTGTGGAAATATCCACATCTATAGTGAAAATTATATCAAATTATCAGCTGCCTGTCAAGTACTATTTTCGTATGGTATAGATTTTAACTGGTTCCGACTTGCCTTTGACAGTCACCTCGTCTAGAAATTCATAATCGTAGCCATCAACTAAACTGTGTTCAGATATAATTAAGTCCGCGTCGTATTCCTTACAACTGGACTCTAGCCTAGCAGCAAGATTAACAGCATCACCCAAAACGGAATAGTCAAAGCGTGTAGTACTCCCAAAGTTTCCAACCACGCAGAGTCCTGTGTTGATTCCCGCTCCTGTGTTAATTTCATCCAAGCCTTCTTCTCTGAGTCTTTCATTCAATTCTCCTAAGGCTACTCTCATTTCAATAGCCGCTGCTGTAGCATGTTCTACATGTTTCTCGTCCGGAAGAGGAGCACCCCAAAATGCCATGATGCAGTCTCCCATGTATTTATCTATTGTTCCACCGTGCTTAAGTATTATCTCAGTCTGATTGTCAAGAAAACGGTTAATCAGATTAGTAAGTCCTTGTGGATCTTTCTGGTATTTTTCAGAGATGGGAGTAAATCCTCGAATATCCGAAAAAAGAAAAGTTAGTCGTTCTGTGAACCCACCCAATCTCAGTAATGTTGGGTCCTCCTGTAATTTTTTTACAAGGTCGGGGCTAACATACGTTCCAAATTGTTGTTTGATTCGAAGTTTCTGCAAATACTCTGTAATGAAACTCTTGAAAGTTACAATACTCCAAAACAAAATGGAGATAATTACGACACCACTAAGGTCAATCAAGTAAGAAGATTTATAAGCTTCCAGGACTGCGTAAATACAACCACCGATTACGATAATTATCATAGGTAGTGAGAAATAAACGCTTCTTGATGCTAGTAAAATCAGCAGTAGAGCCAAAACTGCAGCTCCCAGCTCTACTGTGACATTCCATGTCGGGATGGATGGTGATGTACCTTCGATAAGGTTGTGTAATAGGTTAGCTTGTAGCTCGTGAGGCATCATTGCACCTGCTGGAGTCGCTACTGGGTTGACAATTCCTTCTGCTGTAACCCCGAGTATAATAAAAGGAGCACTAATTGGTGCTTCCATAAACTCTGAAGCGGATTGTCTGAAAAATTTAGTATTCCAATTAAGGAATATGCGTGAATAGGGGTCAGTTGTTATGGTTGGGTAGTTTGGTATTCTTACTGACTCGATTCCTGATAGGCCAGTACGTAATTGATACGACGGATCTCCAACTCCCACGCGTAAAAGTTCTAAAGCGAAGGATGGATATAGCTTATCTTGGACATTTACAACAAGAGGAACTCTTCTTGTGACTCCATCGAGCTCAGGGGTTGCTGTAACGATACCTGCGCCGGAACGAGTTAGTGCTAAATTCTTCTCAGTACGTATTATGCCAGGATATTTAAACAACCATGGTGTAGGATCCTCTCCTAACTGTGCAGTGCCTACATGAGGACCGCTTTTCTCTGATTGTAGAGATACTGCCGAAGCCAAAACAGTTGGTATGTTACTCATAGCAACAGCTAGTTTGAAATCATTGTCTGAATTCCGCAAGTCTGGGTCTGGCATCAACACTGTGATACCAGGCACAGCACTTGTTCTTTCTATAATAGATGCGTATAAGTCTCTCGGTAATGGATAACCTCCGTATGCTTCTACGATTTCTTCATCAAGGTCTATTATAAGAATATTCTCATTTTGTACTGGTTCAGTAGACATTATGAGATAGTCAAATACTTTTAATTCTAGTATTTGTAAAGGGCTAGGATTCCAAACTAGGAGTCCTAAGAAAATGGACATAAGTCCTATATTAAAAAGTTTATTCATGCTACAAATACACTAATAATCCAAAAAGACATTAGCATTAAGCCAAACACAGTTGCCTGAATGATGGATGCCCAAAAGATTTGTCTCATAGGATGAACTTCTGTAAGTTTTTCTACCCAGTCTTCACTAGGTGACAGGTTTACGACCTGTAAAAGTTTTTCTTGTTTCATTGTTGTGTTATGGTTATAGTTTTTGTACATCCTGACGTACAGTTAAAAGTTGCAGTGTAAGATTGATTCGTAGCACCAGACTGTGTTACGTCTACATCATACCCAGTTGTATAGAATTTCATATTTGCTGCATGAGCTCCTGTTCCATATTGTGTTAAGTCTACATCATTATCAGAGTTGTAAAAGAATATGTCTGCATCTTTATTTCCAGTACCATATTGAGTTACAGTAGCCGAGTTATTGTGTGCAATGGTGCCTCCATAGATGTAAGAATTGTGTTGTCCAGTACCATACTGATTTATAGTAATGTCAGAGTCGTCTCCAAAAAAGAATATTTTGGCATATTTATTATTTCCTGTTTGAGTTGTTGAATAAACGTTGTCATCTCCTGAGCCTAAAGATTCAGCATGATTGTCGTTGCCTGTTTGAGTAATAGTTACTGTATTATCATCTTCGTCTTGGTCAATATATGCATAGTTATCGTCGCCATCTATAGTTATGGTACTCGTGTTTCCTATATTGTTTGACCACACAGTAAACATCTTAACAGTATTACTATTACCTTCTACAGTGGTAGTCCAATTTGCATTTGTACAGCTGTGAGAAGAATAATTAGCTCCTAGAATACTGCCACTAGAATTTGCTCCACAGATAATGTAAGTAGCATTACCATTTCCTACTTGCTTAGTAGTAATTTGATTGTTTGTCCCTTTTGTATTTATAGATACAGTATTATCCCCAGCAAAGCTAAGGGGACTGATTAATAATAATAACGTTATCGCCCGCACCATTGATACTTACCTCCATGATTACTCCCGCATTGTCAATATATAAATAGGTACCTGCGTTGATATCAATACCTATCTCATAGTTGTTCTGTCCTTCGTGAACAAAGTAAATTAATCCATCCTCTACGAAAGTGTAAGTTTGGTATACTGGGTCAAAACCTCCAATAATACCTTCTAACTCTACTCCGTCTAGCTGTGAAGACTGGTTTCTCTTTTTACTTGTTGTCTCCACTAATGCTAGTAAGTCTACAAGAAACTCTACACCTAATAAATCAATGTCTAGTCTTGTAACTTCTTCATCTTCGTCGTCACATTCTTCTTCAAGAGCATCACAGTCTAAATCTGGTGCATCTTCAAAGAAGTCTTTGTCTAATTCAGCAGTAGGTGAAACTCCTGCTTCTTGGTCTTCTACAGCTTGTACCACTTCTTGGGGCTTATTTACTATAAGCATATTATCAATCATTCCAAGAGTGATGCCTTGTAGTTTTACTCGTGGTGTCGGTCTTTGTTCGTATGTTGACACCATAGTAGCTTGAAAAGCTTCATTGAGAACTTCTACTCCTGCTGCTGTTGTTACTGTTATTTCTCCTGATGAGTTTCCGAATTCATCTGGGAGTAGTATAACGAGGCTTCTTCCTAACTCGTCTACTGTTGTTGTGAAATCTGTGCCACGAATACCTATTTGGGCTGTGGGCGTATTTATGGTTATATTCTCTTTGTTCATTTTACCGAACTTTCCTGAAATAAACCTAGCTGTTCCAGACGCCATGTTGAGTGCCATTTTTGACTTGCTTGGGTCTGGGTCATAAATGTATTCATCTATGATTAATTTTGAGTGTTCTGTTAATCTTACGACTGAAGAGTCTAAGAATTCGATGGCTAGTCTGCCATTTCCTGTTCTAACATCGTCGAAAGAAAAGATATCTGATTCTAGTTCTGCAGTCAGAGAATCACTAGAGTCTATTCTAGTTATCTCGCCGGTACCCCGTAATTCAGATATCTCTCCTATCTCTGTTGAACCGACTGAAATACTAAATAGTATTAACAGCCAGATGCGCATTGGTCTACATTAATAGTACCACTAGAAGTGGTGGATATAATGTTTGCAACGTTCGTGCTTGAAGTATCTGTTTGATCTATGGTTACAGTATTTGAGCTACCAGTTAACGCTACCGTAATAGCATGGTCAGCTGAACCTGTTTGTAAAGTGGTTATAGTATTACTATTACCATCTATATCCCAATTATTAATACAACCCACAACCTCACAAATACCAGTAACAGTATTAGATGTACCAGTTATTGCAAAATCATTGTTTGCACCAGTAGCAGTCGAAGCTGCTCCTTGTGTCCAGGCTAGTACGTTACTATCTCCGATTGTGATATAATCAAAATCTGAGCTAGCTACATCACCAGAAGCACCAACAGCTAAAGTAGCTGAGTTACTATCACCGGTGACTTTGTAAGTCCAACTGGATGAGTTGCCTTGTAGGATAGAAGCTAGAAAGGAGTTAGTATCTCCAATCTGGTCTATATCTACTGTCATAGATGTACCTGACAATGTTGCTCTTGCACCAGATGTACCAACTGTGTTAGTAGCACCTATTTGGTCAATAGTCAATGTAAGGCCTGTACCTGTCTGGGTAATATAAATATCATTGTTCCCAGCGAACGCTCCAAAAGATAGACATATCGCGAATAGTCCAAGTATCTTTTTCATTCTATTTTTCTCCCAGGCTTGAGTAATCAAAATCCCAAACCTCTCTTTCGAGGCCTTGAACAACTAAACCGTAGACTGCACCTTCAATTGCAGCTCTTACAGCGTGTCCAACAGCTTCGTTTTCCGTATAACCACTTTCAACTTCGACGAGTTGTGTACCAAGTTCTATAAACCTGAACACATCGCCTCCACCTGCTGTGGATAATATGGTTTTTGTGGTTGTAACATTTAACAGTACTTCACCTGTTTGAACCAATACGGCTCTTAATGTTACTGTAACGATATCTTCACGATATTGATTTTTCATACCGATACCTAAGTATCGAGCACCGTTACCACCAGTTCTTATATTAGTGTCATAACTAATTATGCCACCTTCAATAATCATTCCTGCGTATAACAGGGGTTTTAAAATTGTTTTTGCATCTACGCCTTTACCACCGTAGTTTTCAAAAGTAGTTCTGACTAATTGTCTTTCTTTTGTAAGACCGTCTAAACCTGTTCTTTCTACAACTACAAACCAGTTTCCTTTACCTGCATCTCTTAGTGCTTCTATAAGTATATGGTGAGGGCCTTGGGTTACGGCAGTACTAAAACTAGCTATGTTGTCTCCACCTTTTCTTTGACCAGTAAGGTCGGAGAACTGGTAGACAGCTACTATAGTTTTTTGATTTGGGTATGGTAAATTTACCAACTGCTCTGTGGAGCTAGGTTGGATTACAGGACCTTCAACACAGGCGAGTAGCCCGTCGAAGCAGTCCATGTTTGAGTTAGGCATGCCAATTACTGCACAGCCTTGTACAAAGAGTAGTATTGCGAGTAATCTAGCCGCTAGCACAATCTGAGAAACATCCACCAAACTGTCCTACTGGTATTACAATCGTAGTAGTAGAAAGTAGAACTCCATCCATCCATTCTTCGACAGTCAATGTAATATTGACGCCATCGTTCATCCAGATGATTCTATTTCCTTCTAACCAGATTTCTCCAAATATAGGATTTTCTAAGGTGCCAGGAGTATCATAATTAAATAAAGACTCCGATATATCTTTTGCTAGTGTAGAATAAATTCGTGATTCTAAGTTTCTTAGAAATTTAGCAAGTGTGGTGTTGTCAGCTTCTCTCTGAGCTTCGTCTAAAGCATCTTGGGCTTTTTGTGCGAGTTCTGCTTTTCTTGTTCTTTCCTGTTCGTCAATAGTTAGATAGTGTGCAGATTGATTAATCCCACTAAAACTTGGATTGCCGAACTTGTGTACTATTTCTGTAGCTGAAGAATCAACACTTAATAATACTAGTACAAAGATAAAGCTAATTGGCCACCAATGTATTTTATTTTTTCTTTTCATTTTCTTTCATTTGTAAAACTGTGTTTACCTTTTGCTGTAAACGAATCATATCGTTATCGAGCATACGTATTTGGTCTATAAGCTTAATAAGTGCAAAATGCATTTCTTTTATCGCTGGTCCAATCACATTAGTCATTGTTTGCCATACATAATAAACGAAATATCCAAGTCCCACCATTGCAACTACAGGGAATCCAAACTCCTCAACGTAAAATACTATAGTTTCCATTAATCTCTCCTGACGTCAAGTTTTCCATCTTCTATAAAGTTCTCTACTCTAGCAATTCTATCTAAGTCTGGTGTAAGTTCTAGAGCTGCACTTACGCTAGTGTCTAATCTAATCATGTCATTATTCATAGTTTTAATTCTTACTACAAGGCTATCACAAAAGCCTTTTAAAGTTTTTATCTGAGATACTGTACCACTCATTATTTGTTTCATAATTACAAATATGAATGCTCCAGCTGCCAAAGCTCCTGCAATAGGAGCTCCAAGGTCAGCTATCAAACTAAAAGCGTTTTCCATTTACCAAACGTATGCAAGACCAACTAATTGTTCGTCTTCGTAAACTGTTAAGTTTACTTTCATCTTGTTTGACATCATCCACTCTACTTTTGCTCCATACATATTCATATTCATTGTATCGGACATATGCATTAGGTCAACACCCCAGGTGCCACCATCCCATATATCAAGTCCCATTTCTAGATATTCTGAATCAGTATCCATGTCTTTGAACCAGTTCATGTTGACTTTCCAGAAGTCTACTCCAACTCTAGTCTCTTCGAAACTAGGTAAAGTTTTATCCATATAGTCGTATTTGAAATAGCTAAGGTTTACACCTAACCATCCAAGCTGTTTATACCAGCCAACGAACAAATCCAGTTCGACATCTGTTTCGTCGTTAAACTCAACATTGCCTACGAATACTCCTGCGTATAGACCGTTATCCATCCAAGCACTAGAAGTGTGGTACCACGAAGGTCCGTTTTGAGTTTGAGTTACCCCTCTCCAAACGTAGTCCGATGCTACTCCAGTTTCATGTGTTATATCTGCGAACGCAAACATTGGTACTGCTAAGAGCAGTGATAATAGTTTATTCATATTAGAATCCTACTGATTGACCACAACCGCAAGCTATGGTCTCTTGTGGATTAACGAATTTGAATTCTTCGTTAAGTCCATTTGTTTGGTAGTCCAAAACTACCGTCGATAGATACGCATATGATAAAGGTTCTATGTAAAATATTAATTCCTTCTCATGAACCGTCCAATGCTCGTGTAGAGCACTAGAGCTAATGTCGTGAGCGAAATCAAAATCATACTCAAACCCAGCACAACCATTTGGTATAAGAGCGAGGCGAAAGTGTTTATTCCCTTCTTTCTTCGATCTTTCCAAGAGTTTCTCATATGCTATATCCGTGATTTTCATGTTAAAATAACATGTTAACTAACTTCGGCAGTCGTCCTGCCTTCATTAGTTTGTGAAATTTTTTCCACATCTTTTTGCTCCCAGTTTTGTATAGCACTTTTAATGCTACCTTCTGCTAGAACGGAACAATGCAATTTGATAGGAGGCAACTGAAGTGCAGTTGCGATATCCTTATCTTTAATTAGTTTCGCTTCTTCTATAGTTTTGCCTTTCAGCATTTCTACAAACATTGTTGATGAAGCTATTGCGGAGCCGCAACCATATGTCTTAAATTTAACATCTATGATTACATTCTCCGAGTTTAATTTCAGTTGTAGTTTCATGACGTCTCCACATGCGGGAGCGCCTATCATACCTGTAGCTACAGCGGGGTCATTGGGATCAAACCTTCCCACGCTAAATTGTTTTGGACTTGCCAAAACTTCGTAAAATCTTTTAGTTACTTCCTTACTGTATGCCAATCTTCTTAACTCCTAGTACATAGTTTTCTGCGCAGTCTTCTGCCCATGCTTCACTATGGCTTGGATATAGCTCTTTTGCTATATGTTTATTATCCTTGTAAAAGTTGCATCCAAATATGCCATTCTCTATGAATGTTTCTGCCATTTTAGATTCGTGTATATAATTACTTAGTACCATTATTATCCTCCGATAAAAGTTTTTCCATTAGTTTACCGTAATTACCTTGTCCAAAAGGCAAGTCCGCATTTATTTGTACGTTTGTTTGATTTTTAATATTTGATGCTTTCGCTTTTTCAAGTTCGGTCATAGCCTTCATTTCGTCGACACGCATTTTGTGTGCCATTACGTATAAATCGGCTAGATCTTTATTTGTGTATATTTGTGATTCTTCAGCTTCTTCGAGCTTCCGTTCTATTAGGTCGTCTAGTGAGTTTGCTAGTTTGAATCGATTGCGATAACCAGTGTCCAGATAGACTTGGTCTATATATGCTTTAATTTCTCTCTTATTCAGTATTTCTGAAACTTTAGCTGTGTCCATTTTTAGACGGGCGCAAACTGCAGGAACATTACCAACCTCTAAGTAGGTGTTAGCAATGGTTAATCCTTCTGGAGACATCTTGGTTGCGAATCAAAGTACACGACTCTTCGGCGGCTCACCCGATAGCGCTTGACACCACAGACGGGGCTCTCACCCTCTTTGGCGGGCCTCTCGCGACCACTTCTGCGTCC